TTATCCCATAAGCTGTTCCACCCGTATTTCCATCATTTGCATTACTTGCTTGAAATGTGTACCACTGTGTTGGACCTTGTCCAATAGTTGAAATAGTTCCATCCCTCATTAAATTTGGACCATAATCCATATTTTGTGTTTTGTTAGTTAATAAAAATTTTAATATATGTCATAATTAAACTTTGACGATATAGTCATTAGATGGATTAAATAATAAATCCTCAACTGTAATTGCGTATCCAACAATACGAATTGCGAAGTTTGCACTACTCGGCTGAGCTACGACTAAATCTCCTGCTGTATCGTGAAGATAAACTGGAGCACCTACTGTAAAATTAGGGAATCCAGCACTTCTAACCTTTCCATAAAGTAACATTTCAGAAGCAGCATCTGCATTACCTGCCACTAAACATATTCCTAATTGTGCTTTGAAGCCAACATCTGTTCCGTCTAATATCCCATCTACTTTATCCCACTTACTATCACTCGCTAAGAAACAAACTTCTCCTAAAGCAGCAGTTGAACCTAATGTTACAGCGATGACTATGCCTGACCATTTCTCATCTGCTGATAAAACTGCGTCTAATTTAATATCTGTTTCTCCGAGCTGAATATCTCCTGATAATGTGCCTCCTGCTAATGGAAGTTTTGTTACATCTTCCGCTGGTGCTGCACTTGTCCAATCTGTTCCGTCTGACGTAAGAACCTTTCCATTGTCACCAGGAACTACACTTGGAACATTTTTAGCATTCTTAATCGCTAATGCTGTGGCAAATTTAGCATCATCTTCTCCTACATCTAATTCCGTAGCTATTGCCTTAGAACTAGGTATAAATTTTAATATGTCTGATAATATCATAATTTTTATTATTTAAATTATATCTTGAAATACTTTATTTTTATCTGCTATTTGTGTTGCCATATTTTAATTAAAAGATAAGTCCATAATTATTGGTATAAGTATTATAAATTCAGGGTGTATTGTATCGTTAATTTTCATTAGAAGAACATAAAGAAGTTTCCTTTTGCGACTGGTGCTGCTACTACTGTAAAAGTTCCATTGCTTGTAAAAGTGTGTATTGTATCTGCACCGTCAGTAGTGATTGTTCCTCCTGTGCATTCGCCAAAATCTGCTGTTATATAACTAATAATTACTATTCCTGAACCACCATCTCCACCAGCAACACTTTCTCCTCCACCGCCACCGCCACCACCAGTATTTACAGTTCCATCTTGTCCTACAGTAGTAGTATATCTACCATTTCCACCTCCGCCAGTACCACCTTCTGCTGGGTCTGATGAAGAAGAATGTGCAGCACCACCGCCTCCACCTGCATAATAAACCGATGTTCCAGAAATAGAACTTGCTAATCCTACACCACCATTTCCAGGGTCAGGGTCACCACCAGTACCACCAACAGCATCAGCACCACCGCCACCAGCACCACTTCTATTTCCAGTTGTATCTCCACCTGCATTTCCACCAGTTTGTGATGTTCCACCTACTCCAGAACTAGCTTGTCCAGCACCGCCACCACTACCACCTGCAAGCCCATTTGTATCTGGACCTTCAGCATCATATATACCGCCACCGCCACCACCAGTAGCTGTTATAGTACCAAAGACTGAATTTGTACCGTTACTACCTTTCGTATCAGTTGCACCAGCAGAACCCCCATCACCAACTGTTATTGAATATGCTTGAGCAGTTACTAAATATGCTGCATCTGTAAGAAATTCTCCAGCACCACCGCCACCAGCGTTTCCAATGTTTTCTCCTCCTCCACCAGCTCCTCCAGCTACTACTAATACTTTTACTGTACTCATATTATTTATCTATCTCTTGCTCAATATCCTCAAGGGCTTTGAGCAAAAGTTCCTTAAATACTTCTAACTCTGTTTTAATATCTACTCTCAGTGTGAATTCTAAACTAATCATTCCTTTTGAATAGCTAAATTGTCGTCTTGTTATATGGTTTTCAGTTATCTTTTTTTTGAACATTTTCATTTTGTTTATGCTACAGCGATACATCGCCATTTACTTGTTACTGTATTCCAGACAAATCCGACATCTAATCGTGCAGTGGTTACCGTTGTTGTTGGAAGTGCGACCGTTGATGCTTCAAAAGATGCCCCCCAACTTATTGCTCTTGCAGCAGTTCCAGTTATTTGAATCCAAAGTTTCTGTCCTTGAGTAGGTGTTCCAGATAAATTAGTGGTCATTGAAGTAATCGCTTCTGCTTGTGCTGTTAATCCATACATATCTACATTATCTGTGTTTATTGTTGGTGTAGCATGAGAAGTAGTTCCATCATATCTGATAGTTACTCTCTTATTTGTAAAAGTGCTTACAGAACTTATTGTCGGCACTACTACACCCTCAACTGCTAATACTCCAGCGGCACTTCTTGAAAGGGTTGTATCTGAAGCGTGACCTAAATCTATTGTTGTTGGTGTTAAAGCTGCTGGTAAATCTGCTGCTCCAATAGCTGCACTTATCCAATCTGTTCCATCAGAAGTAAGAACCTTTCCTGCTGTGCTTGGAACTACACTTGGAACATTATGTGAATCTTTAATTGCTAATGCTGTAGCGAACTTTGCATCATCTTCTCCTGTATCTAATTCTGCAGCTGTTGCTTTAACGGGTATTTCAGAAGTTTTTGCTAAACCACTATCTTCTATTGCTTTGGGAGTAGCAAACTTAGCATCGTCTGTTCCCGTGTCTATTTCTGCACCCGTTGCTTTAACTAATTGACTGCCAACTGGAAAAAAAGTATCTAATTTCCAACCAGTAGAATCACCTGTATAAACAAGTAAGAATGAAGCATCGTTTATGTCTACAACTAAATTTTCCAATTCTCCCATTATTTTACTTCCATTCCTTGCAATAGTTAAATTATTAGTAGAAAAAGAACTTGTGCTATCTGAAATTCCAACAACATATCCTACATCTGGTATTACTGGTAAAGTTAAAGTCCAAGTATTTCCTGAAGTATCTGCTAAAATACCATCTCCATTCTCTGACGTGTATGTATTATTTTTAACTATCCAATCTACAGCACCACCTCCACCAGCAGCAGCTTGAAAAGTTGGAGCAGTACCAACACCATTAGAAGTTAAAACCTGTGTAGCATCTCCTGTTGCTACAACAGCTATTACACCAGCGGCATCCCAAGTAATTAAATTACCGTCTGTTCCATTTGCTAAACCACTGTAAGGTAATCCTGTGCAAGAAGTTAAAACACCTGCACTTGGTGTTCCAATATTAGGAGTTGTTAATGTAATTCCAGCCAAAGTTAAAGCAGCAGAAGTCCGATTAAGAGCCACAGAAGTCGTGCCGATATAAGTTACATCAGCTTGATAAGCTAAAGTTCCAGTAACAGCTTGTAAAGTTGCTGTGTAAGAAGTAGCTGAAGCGTTAGCCGAAGCAATAGCTGTTGAACCAGTTGAAGAACCTTTAATCGCAAGTTTAATTGTATCAAAAGTTTTTAATCCAGTAACAGATTGAATATCTGCAAGAACCATATCGCCACCACCAGCTGGTGCTGCGAAAGTTCCATCGCCTCTAAGAAAGGTTGTTGTATTATTTGGTGGTGTTGGTACTGCTCCTCCTACTGTTGCACTCATAGCTGGTAAGTCAGAGTTTATTGCAATACTTGGAACTCCTGTTGTTGTTGTATTTTTTAATATGCCAGTTGCTAACCCTGCCATATTTGTAGCATTGATAGCCACAACAGTTAGTGCCCCTGAACCTGTAGCGTCTCCTGTATGTGTAGCATTAGTTACTTTATTTGTATTTGCAACTATTTCACCCCATTTAGCCGTTGTGAGCATTCCTGCGGCAGAAACTGTTGCTGCTGGAAGAGTGACATCATCTGCTCCACCATCTGAAGTGATTGCTACCGTATTTACTCCTACTGTTCCTACACTTAAAGCTGTGGAAACATTAGTATTCTTTGCTGTATTTGCTTCAATAGCCGTAATATGTGCTACTGTAGCGTGTCCTGCAACTGCGTTTGTAGCAGCAGGAATAGAAATATCATAAGTTGTTTTAACTAAAGGAGAAGTAACGGTTGTGCTTTCTGTTGTCTTTGCGGTATTAGCACCTATAGCAGATAATTGAGTAGAAACTACAAAGTTATCATCTACTGTTAAAGTTTTAGGTGTTGTTCCACCAGTTGCCGTAAATCCTATTGTTTCTTCTGTAATTCCTGTTCCAGTTTCACCCTGTATTCCTTGAATACCCTGTTCACCAGTAGCACCAGTATCCCCAGTGTCACCAGTAATTCCTTGTATGCCTTGTATTCCTTGTATTCCTTGGTCTCCAGTCGCACCAGTCGCACCAACATCACCTCTTGGAATTGTAAAATCAAATATAGCAGCACTTGTAGAACCTGAGTTGACAACTGCAGCAGATGTTCCAGGTACTCCAGTAGTAGTAGTTCCAGCATCAGCGGTAGCAGCAGTTCCTATTTCACCTTGAATACCTTGAATGCCCTGTATGCCCTGTGCTCCCGTATCACCAGTTACACCTTGAATACCTTGTGCTCCTGTATCTCCCTTTAAATCTATTTTAGCATTTGTTAATGTAACTGTATTGGTATCATCTTTTGTAAATACCATATCATCAACAACAAACGCTGCGGATGTAATAGAAGCTCCTGTTGCTCCTGTGTCGCCAGTTAATCCTGTGTCTCCAGTATCTCCTGTTAAACCTTGAATACCCTGAATACCCTGTGCTCCCGTATCTCCAGTCAATCCAGTATCTCCAGTTAAACCTGTATCTCCTTTGAACTCAGACCTTTTTGCTTTTTTAGTTTCGTCTGTTGCTGTATCAACAACAGCTACCCAGTCATTATTTCCAACTGGTGTTAGCTCTGTGAAGTCAGTTATTTTTTTATCTGTTGCCATATTTTTAAATGTCTCTTTATGATTTTATGATTTTATGTTTTTGTTTTATATGACCAATTTGTAGAACTCTTTGTTTTATTAGACCATCTACTATCTCTGACAATAATCTTTCCGCCGTCTTGCGTAAGTATATAAGCACCATTTTCCTGTAAAAGAAAACCTAACAGTTTCTCTCTTACTTTGTTTATAAATGTTGTTGCTTTTTTTATTTTATAAGTCCACATAATGCTTTTTCGTATTGTTTAACTACTTCTTTCATATCATATTTTGGAAAGAGTTGTTTGTGTTGTTGTTTAGCGAGTTGATTTCTTAACTCCTTATTTTCTATTAACTCTTTAATTCCGTTATACCAATACTTATATTTATTTTTAACAGTATAGATAACATCTCTATAAGGGTCTTCTTCTGATGCTATTACTGCTGTTCCTGTTGCGGTATATTCTAAATACTTAATAATTGATTTTGATTTATCAAACTTGTGTCCTACTATTGGAATTAGTCCAATGTCTAAGTCTATTTCTTTTAATACAGAAGCATACATTTCTGGCGGGTAAAAGGGAATATGTTTGAAGTTTTTTAACTTTCTTAACTTCTTATAAATGTTTAACTTCTGTGTGTTCATTGCAAGCATTGCTTCTTTCGGTTCTCCTCTTTCTAAAATAAGGTTTGTTGAATAAGCGTCAGCATCCCACGGTCCAGCGGTTAATCCTTGTATAATGAACTCAAAATCGTATTCTTCTTGAAGGTCGTGTATTGCTTGTAAAACAATGTCTAAATCTTCATAATGGTTTGCACCTCCTGTCCAGCCTATTCTTAATCCTTCTTTGTTCGGTCGTAGTTTAAACTTGTCTAAGTCTAAAGCGTTTGGAATAACTACTATATTCTTTTGTCCTGTTTCTTCTATAACAACTTCTTTCAATGCTTCTGTGCTTACAATAACTAAGTCTGCTTCTTTACACAATCCGCTAATATCACTTTTCATCTTCTTGCCATAGCCATCGTGTGCTGGGTTCAGTTCTGGTATGTTCCAAATATCATCGTCCATTTCATAAACTATCTTTCTTCCGTCTGATTTATGTTTCCATAAAGAACGAAATGGGTCTTGTGTATATGCTCTGGAATACATTACAATGTCAGAATCTATCTCTGTATATTCGTGTTGCCCCATAACAACATATTCCATCTTGTGTCCTAATCTATTCAAATGAATGAAGGGATTATTTATCCTTACCTGAAAACAACCAACCTGAAACTCTGTAAAGTTGCTTAAAATATATGTGCAACTTATGTTATTCGTAGTTTTGCATTGCAGGTTTAATCCTGGTGTCGTAGTCTTTGTTTCTGTTTGCATAAAACTTTCTTAATTTTATTTGAAGTTTTAGAAGTTCTCTCTCTATTTCGGCACGCTTTGTTGGATTACCTTTTGCTATACACCAGTCTAATGCCGCACCAAGACTAATTATTCTGTGAAACTCTCTTTCAATTCTTGGCTCGTCTGTGCTTTCTGATAGTTGTGTAACTGATTTACTTACTGCTACTAAAAGTCCTTCGTCTGAACTATAACTTGGTGTTGGGTAAAGAATTAAAGACCTGCCTATTATATCGTAATAAGCTGGTGTTCCACTATTCCCTCTAAACTGCTCAAGACTATCTTTTATGTTGGCAGAATCTATTGAAACTAATTTGATATACTTTCCGTTTGAATCTTTTACTTCTACTCTTTCAACCTCTCTTGCGTCTGTCGGTATAGCATAGTTATCTTGTTCTGCTACTAATGCTGCAGTTCCTATCGGTAGTTCATCTATTCCTTCGTCAAACTGCCAATCAGCCGCAGAATCCCATATGTCTAAAACAGCAATATCATAATGTATATTAAGATTTCTTTTAATAGCAATGTCTGCATATTGTGCGGACACAGTGTTTGCCAAAAAAAGTGTATCGGCTTGAAGTTCTGCTAATGTCATTGTATTATTATTATTTTATAAAACCCTTATCTTAGCCCCCGTAGGGACTAAGGAAAGATTCTATGTAGTAATTTTTACTACTAGGTATCTTGATTTGCTTCTCAAAAATGCTTTCACACCAAATAGTATTGAAGAAACAAGGTTTTTACCGAGTTTATTCGCAACATCTTTGATTTGAACATTAGGAGAGGCTTGGATAACTGAGTGTATCATACCCTTTCTTCCAAAATAGTTGTAACCATCTGGTAGGTTGTTAGAGATATAAACTTGGAAACCAAGGAATCCTCCTGCATAACCGTTGCGAAGTGTCGCATCAGCCACGCTGAATCCTTTTTCAGTTCCAACAAGTTCAATCAACATTGCAACCTCTGGGGATGTAACCACGCACCAATCTCCTGCTTCCTCAACATTTTGTTTTCTAAGAGCTAATCTTGCGTTTGCGAACACATTGATAATGTTTGCAGTTGTCGCAGTAATAGCACCAGAAGCCAGATTTGTTGCAGCATGAGCAATTGGTACACCTGTTGATTCGTAGAACAGTCCTGATGCAGCGGCAGTAGTTTCAAGTAAAACTGCTGTATCAATAACATCTCTTAATTTGTATCCTGCATTGTCTGCAAGGTCAAGCATGTAAGAGTAGTTAGCTTGTAGTTCTTCAAAATCTTCGATGTAGTTAGCAACAAGATATGCTGTGTCAACTACTAGATTTTCATCTGTAGAAGATATATCTTGCGGTGCGAAAGTTCCACCTGCTGTGTGTGCTGAAGCAGCCGTTTCGGCAATATAAGGAAAGTGAATTGTATCACCTTTAGTTAATTTTGCACGAAATTGGTTGTTAGCAACAGCATCAGCAACTAGACCTTTTCTCAAAGGAACCTGCATCATGTCCGACCAAAAGGAAGGAACCATAGCAGATACTCCTGAGCCAGCGAAATTTGCTTTTGTTAAAGTTGTAGCCATTGTGTTTTATCTACTTTTTTCTCATCCATTCTCTAAACTTATCTATAGCTTCATAATCACCTGCTTGAGTTGCCTCACGCAAAGTATCATTAGTCCACTCTTCAAAGCCTTTAGTGTCTGGAATTTGTTTAGTAGATGGTTCGGGCGTCTTTTCCGACCTTTGGAGTTTCTCCCGTTTTGCTTCTAAGAATAATTGAACATCTTCGTTGCTTATTGCTTCGGTAGGAGTTATGCCGAGAAACTTCGCTTGCTTGAAAATGTAATCAATTTCAGCAGGCGTGTAATCTTTCATAGCAACGACAGTTTTGGCTAGCTCAGAAGAGTCAGGTGTTTCACTAACCTTCGTTTGCTTTTGTAGAATTAACTTCTCAGCTTCTTCTACTTTAGCCCTCTGTTCGGCTTTTTTCGTCCTCTCAAAGAGCTGACGATTTTTAGCTTCGATGTCCTCTTTCGGAGTTTCCTCCGTTGTTTTTTCAGAAGTTTTCTCTTCATCACCGTTTTCAGAGTCGGTGGTCTCTAATTTTTCTTCTATCATTGGATTTTAAGGGATTCCTACCCTATTACTTTATAAATACTCGTTTATGGAAGGCTCAACCTCTTCCACTTTTGCTATTCTTTGTTTTAATTTTTCCATATACTTTACTGCAATCTCTCTACCTCTGACTTCTTGTAGTGTTGGTGCATCTCTTACTGTGTCTATCTTTTTAATCTGCTCGTCAATATATTGTGTTAAAGCAACACCATATATTCCTTTTGATATTTCGTCTAACTTTTCGTTTAAGTCTTTTTCAATCATAGTCCAGGTTGCATTACTTGAGGCATACTAGGTGCTGAAATACCACCACCTTGTTGTGTTCTTTTCTCTATTGGTGTTTGTTGTGATTGTGCTTCTTCTGGTTCAATATCGTTGATACTAATTCCTACTGCTTCAAGTTGTTTGCTAAATATCTTTCTCTTTACTGGGTCTGTTAATACTGTTGGGTCGGCTACCATTGTTTGAAGTATCATTGCCATATTAGCAGCTTCTACTCTCAAATCTCTTTCTTGTCCTGTAATAACAATGTCTAATGAATACTTTAAGTCTTTGTAAAACTCTGCGGGAATTAGCGGTGAATCTTTACTTGCTTTCACTTTGTCTTTAATTACACTCTTCATCACATCAAATTGTATTGAGGTAGGTATTGTTTTCTTTTGAACAAGGAACTTAAACAGTTCAAGATTTGCTCTGGCATTAGTTTTAAGTTGATGCCATTTATCAAGGTCTTCTCCGACAAGTCTGATATAGTGTTCTCCTGTCTTTTTAAACAGTGGAATAATATCATTAAAGATTAACTCTTTAACATCTGATGCTATGTTCTCTCTAATGTGTTCAAAGTATGAAGTAATCATCTGTGCTGCTAATTGTGCTGAACCAAGAGGTGTTCCTGCTGGCATTCTTTCTCCTCTAATAACATCATAGTTAAATGCTACTTGGTCTGCATTTCCAGCCCAACTTCTTTCCTCTTCAATAAATGCTGACAGGTTTCTTTCTTCTGTTGGAACTTTCTCAATTCTGTCCATCGCAGTAATAACTTGTCCTGTTTTAACATCTTTGATAAGATTCTTTTTAACATTATCATCTCTTGTTTGCCAGATGTTTAATCCAGCAACATAAGAAGATTTAACTCGTAAGTTTGTTATTTCGTTAGTTCTTAATTGTGGGTCAGATAGAAGTTCAACTCTACCTATTCCAAGCCAAGCACCTGGTATCTTTTCAAAATGGAAATCTCTGTAAGGGAACTCATCTCTTTTAATTTTAGTAGCGTCTAAAATAATACCTTTTGTGTTGGTTTCAATTCTGTCCATATACCTTGTGTCTGGCATATAAACAATATGTCTTGCGTAAGTATATTTGTTTTCATCTCCGCCGAACTCTGATTCTGGAACTTCACCATATCTTTCTAACACTCTTACATAAGGTCTTTTAGTTTCTCTCCACATTTTAACTGCTTCCTCAATGTTATCCCAAGGTTTCTTTCTCATCTCGTCAAGCGAGTAATAATGTTGCTCAATTGTATAAGAAGCATCTTTAAGTTTATCAGCAGCTTGTTCATTGATTAAGTTTCTCAAGTCTACGAAGTGTAAATTATCGCCGACAAGTTTCAAAACTACACTACCAAAAATCGGCAAGTCCATAAACATTCTGTTAAGAATCTTTGCGAACTGCTTTTCTTTCATCCAGTATTTGAAATCTCTATCCATTATCCACGCTTTAAGGTCATCTTGACCAGCAGCAGGAATAATCATTATATCGGCTGGTAAGAACTTAATTGCTTTCGTTGAAGAATTGCAAGGGTTCTTTACAATGTTCTTGAAGTATTTTCTAAACCCTTCGCTGTCAAACTCTCCGTCTTTGAACTTTGAATTATAAAGACGAATGATTTTTTCAATAACTTCTTTTTGATTTCTTACAAACCCTTCAATAACAAGAGCTGGATTTTGTTTGAAATCTTGAACTTCGTCCGCTATGATTTTATATATATTATTCGTAGTCATTGTGCTTTATTATGGTTTCTGTTTCTTCTACGTCTGATAGTTTATTCGGCTGTAATCCCCAAGTTGCTAGTGCTAATGATATAACCATATCATCGTGCCCACTTCTTGGTGCTGAATAATTATACTTTCCAGACGCTTCTAAAACTTTTACCTCGTATTTTTTTAACTCATTTATAAGTATTTCGTTATTTGGTATCCTTATAACCCTTTGTTCGATAAAGATTATAAGTCTATCTATTAGTTGTTGTTTTGCTTTATGGCTGTATAGTGGGTATTCTTCTACAAACGCTTGTCGCATTAGGTCTGAAGCCACGCTATCTCCCATGCCCGTTGAATCTATTATTATTTTTGCGTTATTATATTTTTGTGATAATGTTAAAATGCGTTGTTTTTGGTATGGATAATCAAGTTCTTTGAACCTGTCGAGATAAACTACCTTCTTGGTTGTTCTGTCCATTACAGTCAAAGCTGTGTAGTCTGTATGCCTTGCTATGTCCACTCCTAATATATATGCTGTTCCCAATACTGGTTCTGCCAAAGTATCGTCAACAATTAAGTCTATTCCTCTAAAAACTAATCCTGCTTCTGTTAAAAACTCTGCTTCGTATTCTTGTGCGAAAACCTTTTCTGGCAGACTCTCTCTTGCTTTATTATATTCTACTAAGTCAAACAATGGGTTGTCAGAAGTCTTGAATTGAAACGCTGTGTGTTTTATTTGAAGTTCCAGGAACTTATCATAAAACCAATTTAATCCTCTTGGTGTTCCTATATAAACAACTCTACCTTTTTGTTCGTGTGTTGTTGGCTTGATATATTGTTGCCAGATGTTCTCATCTACAAGTGCTGCTTCGTCTATTACTACTAAGTTAGTAGACCTACCAAGCATACCAGACCTTGCCTCACACGACTTTCCTTCAATAATACTTCCGTTAGTCAGCGTAAGTGTTGGAAATGGTTTCATCTGTATTCTGAAATGACTTGGGCTAATTACTTTTGAAAGAAATATAACTACCCTGTCAAACACTATTTTAGAAAGTTCATAAGAAGGTGCGGCTATCCATATTCTTCTATCTCCTAAAAGTGCGTCTTTTACTATCTCATAAGCACAAGTATCACTTTTCCCAAATCTTCTTCCTGCACATATAATCTTCTCTCTTGCGTGGCAGTCTATAATCTTTTTCTGACCACTGTGTGGAGTCCAACCAATCTTTTCTTGGAGTTTTAAATCGTTAATTACTTTTGGTTTTTCAATCATATTTTATAAAGTATTTATTAGCGTAATCAAACCAATCTTTTTTCCCAGAAACTGGAGTTCTCCAATCATCATATCTTCCTGTAAGATAATCATCATATCTTTCAGGTATGTTGTATCCAAGTAGTTTAATAGTTTTTAAGGTCCATCTCGGTCTGATAACAATTCCGTCACTTCCAAGGTGTAGAAAATCATCACCCCATATACCATAAAAGAAACAGATGTCAAATATCACATTCGTCTTTTCGTGCATATAGGCTAACGACATTATTAAACCACCCCACTCTTGCATCTTAATAAGACGAAATCCTTTTGTTAAATAACTTTGATGAAGTGCATCTGTGTTCGGCTTGTATTCATCTTCCATCATTACATCTATGTCTAAGTCTAAATCGTGCGGAATTACTGTCTTATCTCTGACCATTCCAAGCAATGTTCCAAAACCAAGTTGCCAGTTGAAGTCTTTAAGTTCTTTTATCCCAGTATCAAGTGTTTCTTTCCAGTTTTTTCCATCTAATGGTCCTGCTTTAAATGGATACAGTATTACTTTTGGTCTGGGCATTTCTTAATTTTGTGCTGCTTATGTTGGGAACTCTGTCTTTATAAATAAGATAGATGTTATTTCTTTTCCAAAAACTTCTATCAACGCCACACCTCTTACTTGTTTTGCTAATATCCCAGTCATCTCCTGTAAGTCTGAAACAAGGTGCGTTGTCTATCGCTATTTTTAAAGATTCAGATTCAGAGTTTACAATATAAACAGGGCAGTTAATAAAATCTTTTAATCCTTTAAGTCTTTCTTGTTCGGTCTGACTTGTTTTCTTTCCTAAAAGTTTAGAAAACTTATCGCCGTTAATTGTGATTATAATATCTTTACTAATTAACAGAGCAAACCTGATTAACTCTTTATGTCCTTCGTGTAATAAATCAAATGTTCCTGGAATAATTACCTGCATACAAATGGATTAAAATAAAGTTGTCCTTCTGGAAGTTTAACTTTTGGGTGGTGTAGTCCTTCGTCTTTTGCTGCTCTATATTCTCCCATATCCCACTCCCCATTACCAGCGTGTATTCCAGTTATTGAAGGAATAATATAATTTATAAGTCCAGCATTTGCGGCTCTATCACTTATTTCAATATCTTCATCTCCATAAAGTCCATATGTTTCTATTAAAAATCCACACTTCTTGAATACTTCTCTACTGAAGATTCTTGGACCTATTGCTCTACACACTATAACTTCCTTTCCATTTATAATTGACTTTGGTGTTGTGTATTCTAATGTTAAAATTGCATCCCACCTCTCAACCATTGTTGCCATTATACCTGTGCCTTCAATCGCTTTGCCATATTCTAACATTTCTGGCAACCAATTATCTGGCATTAAGAAATCATTTTCTAAATCTATAATCCAGTCTCCTCTACAAACAGCGTAAGCGGCGTTCTTTGACTTGCTAAGGCAATCGTTTGGTCTTTTAATGATTATGTCTGGGTTATACTTATCCCATAGTCTCTCCACGCCATCTGTTGAACTATTGTCTATCCATATTAACTCTGGTCTTGTTGTTCCAAGTCTTGCCAGGTTGTGGTCCATAAACTGTTCTGTTAGTGGAGTTCGGTTATATGTACATACTACCCACGAAATAAGTTGCTCCATATTCTTATAGGTTTATTAAATCCTTTAAATCTTCCACTAAACTTGACTTTTCTTACAAACTGCTTGTACATATCTGCGTAAGTGGTAGGTTTTATCTTTGCAATAGCAGTATCTACTACTTGACAGAACTTATCTTGATACTCGTTCATCTCTAATTCGTCTTCGGCATCTTCTTCTGAAATAATAAAGGTTTCGTGTTTAACAAACGGTTCCCCGTAAGTAATACAATCTCCTTTTTTCTTTACTATTGATTGAAATATGTATCCGCCAAATATGTCATCGTGTCTTTTAAAATTTCCTATGTTCGGTAGAAAGAATAATGCTGGTATTGCTTCTCTTCTAACAGCAACATTCATACCAGAAAATGGAACAAAAGAAGTTGATACACGAGTTCCAGTTATTTCTGGTTTGTTTGGCTCGTTTTTACTTCTATCCGCACCATTTATGTCAAGTACATTTGTCCAAAGACCTACATTTGCGACAACTCTCTTGTCTCTTGCTGAATAAGGAAAACCTCTTGGATAAAATCCTGTGTTTTCTAAAGGATTATCCCACAAACAACCTTCTGTGTCCAGTGCATCAAGATGTTTATCTTGAAAATCTGGTTCAATCACACAATCTGAGTCAATAATAAAGACTATATCTGCTTTAGATTTGTAAAGAGCATAGTTTTTTGACGCAGAAGACTTGTGTAAATACTTAAAAAGCGGAAAGTCTCTGTAATCTAAAACCTCAAAAGGGTATTTATACTTACCACAAGAGTCATCTGTGATGTATAAATTACCTTCAAAGGTCTCTAATCCATTATTAAAGCTTTCTGTTGTCTCTATATGGACACAAGATACTAAATCCATATTCTATTCCAGCCAAATTTGACGATAAAGATACCATTGCACTACCTTCTCTAAGCTACTTCTAAAACTCTTTGGATATGAAAATCCTTCGCTTTCTAATAACTCTCCAGATAAACTATATCGTAAATCATGACCTGGTCTGCTGGAATGAAAATCCACCATTTCATATTCTAACTTCTTACCAAGTATATCGGCAATCATCTTTGCTAATGTAAGGTTGTCTACTTCCTCCTCCCCCACTATGTTATATTTACCTTGTTTTCCTGAACCGTCTAAACACTTACCATTCTCTGTTAAGAATAAAAGTGCGGCACATATATTTCTTGCGTGTAAGTAATGTCTTTGTCCTGCTCTCTTTTTATCTTCTGAAGCGTGAATAAACACCTTCTCTCCTTTCAACGCACACTTAATAACTAAAGGTATAAACTTCTCCGGATGTTGTCTT